AAAAATTTTATACGTGTTGGAGGACACCGCTATGGACCCAGACAAGATCATAGACTTCCCCGTGCTGTCTGAACTGGATCGGCAGTTTCTTGAGATAGAGAAACAGCAAGAACTTATACGGGAGCAGACAAAGCATATAGAAGATGCTAAGTTGGCTAAGTTTATAGAGGACTTATACAAGTGACCATAACTGTAGAACCGGAGGTAGGTATCCCTCTGCCCGATTCAGCGACAAAGATTAAGTTGGCCGATAGAATATCTGCTGCTGCAGAAACATCCAAGCTGCTTGCATCGCATGGGTTGGATATACAGGTGACGGCAGAGGATAAAGACAACGCTGCCAAGATAGCCACCGCGTTTGCTGCGGACCCTATAATGACTACGAAGAAGGCCACGCCGAAGAGAACGGCGGCGCTGACGCCTGCTACGTTGCTTTTAACTGATCGAATCCTTAAAGATTTTGGTCATTCAGTCGTTAAGAGTAGTACCCAGATAAGGCACCTAGTCACAAACAAGCTAATCGAAGAGACCGAGAACCCAGACGCACGGATACGTATACGCGCACTAGAACTATTAGGTAAGGTCTCAGACGTGGGGCTGTTTGCCGAGAAAGCCGAAGTAACTGTCACTCACCAGACTACAGACGATATCAGAGATAGACTGCGAGATAAGTTAACTAAACTCGTAGATGTTACGCCAGACGATGATGTAGAAGATGCCGAGATCATAGACGCCACACCTGTCGATAATACGCCCATAGACATAGACGCCGAGCTAGGGTTAGACGATGAAGGATAATGTGGGCTTCTCCGAGGATGAAGTTCAGCACATGCTGGACAATTTGGACAGCTTCTCAGACGAAGAAATAGCCGAGATAGACAAGCTAGTAGAAGAGTTAGGTATACGTAAGCGCAACAAGACCGCCTACGATGACCTGATAGAGTTCTGTAAACGGATGCAAGATGACTACATAGTAGGGCGTCACCATCGTATTCTTGCTGATCTGCTGATGGCTATTGAGGCGGGGGACGAGGACCGTATCTGCGTCAACATACCTCCACGTCACGGCAAGTCCCAGCTAGTATCTATATTTTTCCCTGCGTGGTTCTTAGGTCGTAATCCTAATAAGAAGGTTATGATGGTGTCGCACACCACTGACCTAGCTGTGGACTTCGGACGTAAGGTACGTAACCTTATCTCCTTAGATGAATACAAAGCTATATTCCCTACAGTTAAGTTGGCGGTGGATAGTAAGTCTGCGGGGCGTTGGAATACGAATTTTGGTGGTGAGTATTATGCGTGTGGCGTTGGTTCTGCTCTTGCTGGTCGGGGCGCTGACCTCCTGCTCATTGACGACCCCCACTCAGAACAAGATGTTATCAACGGCAACTTCTCCGTGTTTGAGAGAGCATACGAGTGGTATACCTTTGGTGCGCGTACTCGTCTTATGCCGGGTGGTCGAGTAGCTATCATACAGACGCGCTGGCACATGGATGACCTGACAGGTCGTGTGACTGCTGATATGGTCAAGAACGAGAAGTCAGATCAGTTTGAGATTATAGAGTTCCCCGCCATCCTAGACTCCGAAGATGATGACGGTAAGCCCATACAAAAACCACTGTGGCCTGAGTTCTTTGACTTAGAGGCGCTGCTACGCACAAAGTCATCTATGCCCACGTTTCAGTGGAACGCACAGTATCAGCAGCAACCCACCGCAGAAGAAGCGTCCATCGTCAAACGTGAGTGGTGGCGCATATGGGCAGACGATGATCCGCCTGACTGTGAGTATATCATAATGTCGCTTGATGCTGCAGCCGAGAAACACAACCGCGCTGACTATACATCGCTGACAACGTGGGGGGTGTTCTTCAACGAAGAAGAGGAGATGCACAACCTCATCCTGCTGAACGCTATAAAAGAACGTATGGAGTTCCCAGAGCTAAAGGAGCTAGCTGTACGGGAATACCATGATTGGGAGCCAGACGCGTTCATCGTGGAAAAGAAGTCATCGGGGTCAGCCCTGTATCAAGAGATGAGACGTATGGACTTGCCTGTGCAGGAGTACACACCTCACCGTGGGTCGGGCGATAAGATGGCACGTCTTAACTCTGTGGCTGACATAATACGGTCAGAGCTGTGTTGGGTTCCCGCTAAACGATGGGCAGAAGAGTTAGTAGAAGAAATAGCTGGGTTTCCGTTTATGTCTAACGATGACCAAGTTGACTCTACAGTCATGGCCCTGTTGCGTTTCAGACAGGGTGGGTTCATACGACTACCCACTGATGTGTGGGATGACGAGCCTGATATACCCCAAAGAGCGGACTATTATTAACGTGCTAGCTTTATCATGTAGGTTTTGGTATCACGCCTATAGGACGCTGGCCGCGTCCCGTGGGGGTGTTCTGGGTTTCCTCCCAACCTATAGGGCACCCTCACATCGACAAAGACATATTTATTTGTTAGAATTACAAAAGAAACACCGTAGCGAGGCCCGACATGGCGATTGAAAAGATGATGACTCCCAATGAGGTTGAGTTATTAGGCGAAGGTCCAGACTTGGAAGTAGAAGTTATGGCCGACGCTGATAGCGCAGTTGAAGTCGAGATGGATGATGGGTCTGTAGTTATAAACTTCGGAAGTCCCGGCCTTGATGATGACCTTGATGCAGCTATGGCAGATCACAACGCGAACCTAGCCGAAGGTATTGAGGACGCGATGTTGGAGAGCATGGCGTCTGAGCTAGTTGAAGACTTTGATAATGACCGCGCGTCACGTAAAGAATGGGCTACATCATACATAAACGGCTTAGATTTACTGGGTATGAAGATTGAGGACCGTTCACAGCCTTGGCAGGGGGCTTCTGGGGTGTACCATCCTATGCTCACCGAGGCTGTAGTACGGTTCCAAGCGCAGGCTATGAGTGAACTTATGCCTGCATCCGGTCCTGTTAAGTCAAAAATCGTTGGTAAGATGACACCTGAGAAATTTAAACAATCTCAACGTGTAGAAACAGAACTTAATTACCTTATAACGGAAGAAATGCCCGACTATCGGAACGAAATGGAGCAGATGCTGTTCAAACTTCCGTTGGCTGGCTCTGCATTTAAGAAAATTTACTACGATCCGATCTTAGAACGCCCTGTGTCTGTGTTCGTACCTGCGGAAGACTTTGTAGCGTCCTATGGCGCGTCTAATTTGCGTACTTGTCCGCGCTACACACACGTTATGAAGAAAACTTACGAAGAAATTCGTGCGTTGCAGGTAAATGGGTTCTACGCAGACGTAGAATTACCGGAACCAACGCGTGATATTACGGACATTGAAGAAAAATACAACGAAATGGACGGGACAGAGCCTGTTTACAGCGATGACCCACGCCACACGTTGTTAGAAATGCACGTAGATATCATACTACCCGAGCCATTTGATGATCCTGACGGTCTGGCGCTCCCATTTGTAATTACTATGGACAAATCTTCGCGTATAATTCTAGCAATACGCAGAAATTGGTACGAAGAGGATAAAAAAAGGCGGAAACGCAGCCATTTTGTACATTATCCATACCTGCCGGGGATGGGATTTTATGGGACAGGCTTGATCCACACCATAGGTGGGCTGGCAAAGTCCGCCACGTCCATTATGCGGCAGCTTATCGACGCTGGGACGCTATCTAACTTACCAGCGGGTCTAAAATCGCGTGGTATGCGGATAAAAGGGGACAATACACCCCTGATGCCCGGAGAATTTAGGGATGTTGACGTTCCGGGTGGAGCGATCAAGGATTCTATTACCTTCCTACCGTATAAAGAGCCGTCACAGGTGCTGTATACCCTCCTAAACAACGTGGTTGAGGAAGGACGGCGCATTGGCTCTGTAGGGGACATGCAGGTAGGTGATATGAACGCACAGGCTCCTGTAGGCACCACACTGGCGCTTATGGAACGGTCTATGAAGGTTATGTCGGGCGTACAAGCGCGCCTACACGCGGCTATGAAGGAAGAACTACGTATTCTGGCCCGTATTGTGCATGACTATATGCCCTCTGAGTACGCATATGAGATGGATGAGCCTGCGGACCGCGCTGCAGACTTTGACGGACGCGTAGACGTAGTACCCGTGTCTGATCCTAACGCTGCTACTATGGCGCAACGCATTATGCAGTACCAAGCAGCCTTACAAATGTCGCAACAAGCACCACAGTTGTATGATTTAGGTAAACTACACCGTCAAATGCTTGAGGTTCTGGGTATTCCAGACGCAGAAGATATTATAAAACTGCCTGATGATATCAAACCTGCTGATCCTGTGTCTGAGAATATGTCGATAATGAAGCAAGAGCCTGTAAAAGCGTTCTCGTATCAGGATCACGAAGCACATATTATGACTCACATGGCGGCACTACAAGACCCCAAGATACAGCAGATTGTGGGGCAGTCGCCGTTTGCAGGGGCCATACAAGCCGCTATGCAGGCTCATGTCACAGAACACATAGCATTACAGTATCGCAAAGAGATCGAAGCACAGCTAGGCACAGAGCTACCTAATCAGGATGAGCCACTACCCGAGTCTGTAGAGCTTGAACTGTCTAAGGTGGTCGCACAGGCGGCAGGACAGCTACTCAAGAAGGATCAAGCCGAGGTAGCCGCAGAGGAGAACGCCAAACAACAGGCAGACCCTCTGACACAGCTACAGCAGCGTGAGATGGCTATCAAAGAGCAAGAGCTTCAGCACATGATGAAGATGGATCAGGCAAAGCTGCAGCTTGATATGGAGACTAAACGAGCCAATATTGGGGTTCAGGAAGACCGTTTAGAGGCCGAAAACACCAAAGCAGCGGCTAACATACAGCTAAAAGTAGCCGAGTTGCAAACAGAAGAAGATACCACAGCTATTAAACTAGCGATGGAAGCAGCTAGAGACATAAACGATAGGGACTAATACGTGGAGCAGAGCATATTCCTAACGGTGTTGAACCGTATAGAGGAGCAACGTAGCGCAATACGTCATCATCTAGCAGGTGGTGGCGCTACAAATGACAGGGAATACTGGAAGTTTGTAGGTGAGTACGAGGCGTTGGGCAACATAGCTACAGAAATTAAAGAAGTTGAACAACGATATATTGATACATAGAACTTTTAGTTGTATGGAAAAAATACGTGGATGATCCACGCTAGGGCGCTGTGAGCCTTCAATCACTGCTAGGAGACTAAAATGTACGCGGCCAACAAAGTAGAAGATAGCGAACTGCAAGCTAAACTTCCCGAACCCAAAGGCTTTAAAGTCTTAATTGCAGTCCCAGAATTAGACGGAAAGACAGAAGGCGGTGTTATTATGCCCGATGCTCTTAAATCTATGGAGGAGACAGCATCTATCATTGGGTTTGTTATAAAAACCGGACCCGAGGCTTACACAGACAAAGAACGGTTCCCCAGTGGACCTTACTGTGAGGAGGGAGACTTTGTAATCTTCCGTTCTTACTCAGGCACTAGATTTAAAGTGATGGGTAAAGAGTTTCGTATTATCAACGATGACACTGTAGAAGCAGTGGTAGAAGACCCACGGGGGTATAGTAGAGCATGAGTGGCGCAGAGCAAGCCGTAGAAGATACGGGCACCGTAGAAGTCAATATGGATTCGTCTGAAGACATTGTTGTAGAGGTTGAAGACGATACTCCTGAAGAGGATAAAGGCCGACCACGCCGAGCCAAAGGCGAAGAAGCTGATATCCCTGAAGATGATGACCTTGAAAAACATAGTGAGTCCGTACAAAAACGGATTAAAAAACTAAAGTTTGAGTTTCACGAAGAGCGTAGACGCAAAGAAGAAGCAGAACGTGAACGCGAAGCGGCTATACAGTACGCGCAAAGTGCTAAAAGTGAGGCTGACAACCTACGCAAAAACTTGTCTGAGGGTGAGGGAGTTCTCATTACACAGGCAAAAGCACGTAATGAGTCTGAGCTTTCGCAGGCAAAGGCAGCTTATAAACAGGCGTATGATGCGGGTGATTCTGACGCGGTTATTGAAGCGCAGTCAGCTATGGTCAAATTACAGACCGAAGCTGATCGCATTGAAAACTGGAAGCCTCGTTCTGCCGAAGCGCCTGAACAACCTGCTCCTGCGCCTAGACCTCGTGCACCTGAACCTGATAAAAAGGCGCAAGAATGGGTATCCCGTAATCCTTGGTTTACTGAGGATAAGGCTATGGAGCGATATGCTATGCTTGTGCATCAGGAGCTAGTAGAAGAAGGAGTTGATTCTTCTTCCGATACATACTATAGTCGAATTGATGTTGCTATGAGGCAACGTTACCCAGATAGGTTTGACGATGTTGAAGAGGACAGAAAACCGCAACGTCAGGCTGGCTCCGTGGTGGCCCCGAGTGGTAGAAATACTGCTACATCACGCAACACGGTTAAACTGACCTCCTCTGAGGCCGCTATCGCCAAGCGACTTGGAGTATCATTAAAAGACTACGCGGCGCAAAAACTGAAGGAACTGAACAATGGCTGATCGCAAACCCCGCTCTTTGAACACCCGTGAAACAGGTGAACGCAGAAAACCGTGGAAACGATCCTCTATGTTACCTACCCCCGAACCGCGTGACGGACTTGCGTTTCGCTGGATTCGCACAGCTACCTTGGGTACAGGTGACATGACCAACGTTTCGCAAAGGTTCCGAGATGGGTATGTAGCTGTAAAAGCAGTAGACTACCCTGAATTGCAGATCATGTCCGATATTGACTCGCGCTTTAAGGACAATATTGAAGTCGGCGGGTTATTGCTTTGTGCAATACCTAAAGAATTGCAAGAAGACCGAGAGTACGGTCAGTTGGAGACTGCACAACATCAGTCCGACGCCGTAGATAGGAATTTCATGCGGGAATCCGACCCCCGTATGCCCGTAATGCCTTCTGAACGGTCTACTCGTACCTCATTTGGTAAGTAGCCTTCTGGCGCTTGCTGTAAATAAAATCGTAATAGAGGAGAGACTTAAATGGCTCTTACATCTACTCCATACGGTTTGCGCCCGATTAACGCTATTGGGGGTCGTTCCTTTGCAGGATCAACTCGTCAGTTACCGATTACTTCTGGGTTCAACACCGCTATCGCCAACGGCGACATTGTGCAGGTAGCCGCAAATGGCACCATCACAAAGGTCACTGACGTTGGAACAAACGGCGATCCGTTCCCTGCTGGGACTGTTGGCATCTTCCTTGGCTGTTCGTACACTGATACTGTTCGCGGGTTTACCCAGAATAATCAGTGGCCTGCAGGTCAAGTTGCTGCTGATGCTCAGGCTTATATTTGTGATGACCCTAACGCGTTGTTCCAAATTCAAGCTGATGCTGCCGTAGCGCAAACCCTGATGCACAGCAACTTTGCTGTTAATCAGACCGCCCCGGATACAGCCAACGGCAATTCCAGAATCTCTCTGGATGTGGCTACCGCTGCTACCACCGCTACGGTTGCTTTTAAGCTCGTAGATTTCGTTAACGCACCCGGATCAACCGTGGGTGACGCATTTACCGATGTGATTGTTAAGTTCAATCCTTCGTCACATGCGTACACCGCTGGTCTTGGCCTGTAAGGAGATAATCAATGGCTATTTCTCGCGCACAGGCGCTAAAAGAGCTTCTTCCGGGCCTTAACGCCCTGTTTGGTTTAGAGTACAACAAGTACGAAAACGAACATGAAGCCATCTACGAAACCGAGACTTCGGAGCGTAGTTTTGAAGAGGAAGTAAAACTTTCAGGTTTTGGCGCTGCACCCGTCAAAAACGAAGGTGCTGCTATCTCGTATGATAACGCGCAGGAATCATTTACTGCTCGTTACAACCATGAAACTGTGGCTATGGGTTTCTCTATCACTGAAGAAGCGATGGAAGATAACCTGTATGATTCACTGTCCACCCGCTATACCAAAGCACTAGCTCGCGCTATGGCTTATACCAAGCAGGTTAAGGCAGCGGATTTGCTGAACACAGGCTTCGCCACCTTTAACTCAGGTGATGGCGTCACGCTGTTCAACACTGCACACCCCACAGTATCGGGTGCTACAAACGGCAACCGTCCTGCGGTAGCTGCTGACCTGAATGAAACCTCGCTTGAGCAAGCAGTAATTGATATTGCAGCCTACGTTGATGAACGTGGTCTTCTTATCGCTGCGCGCCCACGTAAGCTCATTATCCCTACAGGTCTTATGTTTGTGGCAACACGCTTGCTGGAAACTGTAAATCGTGTGGGTACAGCCGATAATGACATTAACGCACTTAACTCAAACGGTTCTATTCCGGGCGGTTATACGGTTAACCATTATCTGACTGATGCAGATGCGTTCTTTATCACTACTGATATTCCGAATGGCATGAAGCATTTTGAGCGTACCGCGATGACAACATCTATGGATGGTGACTTCGATACAGGTAACGTGCGCTACAAAGCGCGTGAGCGTTATTCGTTTGGTGTCTCTGATCCGTTGGGTATCTACGGTTCTCCCGGAGCCTAATTTAGGCACTGGCGACAGTTTGAGAGGGGTGACTTCGGTTGCCCCTTTCTTTTTGTTCAAAGGTGCTGTATTACTAACTCATCCCTGACAGTTACAGTGTGTAACTGACATTTGCCACGACAGGAGATTATCATGGCTAACACAACTTTTTCAGGTCCAATCCGGGCAGGTAATATTAAGAATACTACAGGCACAACTGTAGGCACTGACATTGCTAACGTAGGTTACGTTGTAATGTGTCAAGACACAGTACAGAGTCTTGCAGGTGGCGCTCTTGCAGCGGTTGTAACGGATATCGTAATACCAGCAAACTCTAAGATCGTTAACTGTATCATTGATCTTGTAGCTGCGGCTAATGCTACTACCAACATTAGCGTTGGTGAAGTTGGCGGTAATGCAAACACTATTATCAATACGGTTGCGTCAGGAACTACGGTGGGCGTCAAAGCACTGGGTGCTGGCGGTGGTGGAACCTTAGAATGGGGTAACACTGGTGCATCAGACATTCGTTTGACTGTAACATCTTCTGCTGCTACTAACGCAGGTTCTGTCCGCATTACAGTAATGTATGCACAAGCGTTTAACACTGTAATACGACCTTAAAGGAGTAGCTAAATGGCTGGTCAAGAGGTTAGAGCTTACAATTTTGCGGCAAGCGATACTGCTGCTCTTGTAGGCCCATCACGGGGCAGGTTGCAGGGCGTTTTAGTTAACGCTGCTGCGGCTGCGGCTTTTACCATACGTAGTGGTAGTGCTACGGGTGAGATTATACTTCAGTTAACCCTGCCTGTGGGCTGGAATGACGTATATATCCCTAATGACGGTATACTTGCTGATAATGGTTGTTTTGTCTCTGCTTTTACAGGCACTGACAATGTAATGACCCTGCTCATAGAGTAAATCGTTATGGCTTCAAAGGGTGAGATGCCGAAGCGTAACAAAAAGAATTTCCGCTCTACTAAGTCTGGGGCGGGAATGACAAAGGCGGGTGTTGCTGCGTATAGACGTAAAAATCCCGGTTCTAAGTTAAAAACCGCTGTCACGGGTAAGGTCAAAAAAGGCAGTAAAGATGCCAAGCGGCGCAAGTCGTTCTGCGCTCGTTCTGCTGGACAGATGAAACAATTTCCCAAAGCAGCAAAAGACCCTAATAGCCGTCTAAGACAGGCTAGAAGACGCTGGAAGTGTTAGGATATATTATGCCAAAACGTGATACACAGGCCGCACAAGATCGTCGCAAAAACAAAAAGACTGAGGAGCGTCTGTTTGAAGAGTCTCAACGTCTTGAACGTGAGCGCATTGAACGAGAAGAAGAGTTAATTAAACAACAACAGCAACAGGGTGTATTTAAAGGCGCTAAGGGTGGTATCCTTAAAATGCGTAGTGGCGGTAAAATGGATGGTCTAGCTATAAGAGGTAAGACACGGGGGCGGTATGTCTAAAGCAAAACCTACCAATGCTGCGTTGTGGTCTAAGGCTAAGTCCGCAGCTAAAAGCAAGTTTAAGGTTTACCCTTCCGCTTATGCAAATGCTTGGGCTTCTAAGTGGTATAAAGGTAAAGGTGGCGGTTGGTCTGGCGGCAACAATAAGGTAGCTAAAAGTGGCAAAAGCAAAACCAAAAAAACCTAGTACCAAGGGTGGTCTTGGAAAATGGTTTGGCGAAGATTGGAGAGACGTTAAGACAGGTAAAGCCTGTGGACGTAAATCCGCTAAAGGCAAGTCTAAGCGCCCCTACCCTGCCTGTCGCCCTAAGAAAGTGGCATCTAAGATAACTAAGTCCGAGGCCACAAAGAAAACTGGGCCTAAGCGTGTAAAATGGTCTACTACTGCTAGTGGTAAGAAGAGGACTAAATAATGGCTACAGTCGTACCTGACCTACCTGAGTTGTTTGAAGAAGCCTTTGAACGGGCTGGTTTGCAGATGCAATCTGGGTATGACTTACGTACTATCCGTCGTAGTCTCAATATCTTAACCCTAGAGTGGCAGAACAGGGGTCTTAACCTGTTTACTATTGACTCTGGCACTGTCGATCTGACCGCAGGGCAAATAGATTATAGTATGCCTGTAGATACTATAGATATTATTGAGCATCAGCTACGTACTGGTACAGGTACAAATCAAATAGATACAGCTTTGCAGCGCGTTAGCGTGTCTACATATGCACAGCAGACTAACAAGAACACTGTAGGACGGCCCACGCAGATATATGTGCAGCGGCTACCCACAGAAGTAAAGTTTACACTGTGGCCTACACCGGACACTACACAGGCTTACAAACTACTGTATTTCCGCCTCAAGGGTATTGATGGGCTTGCGTCAGGTGTTGGGGGAGAAACAAACAGTATACCCCCACGGTTTGTACCTGCGCTTGTATCAGGGTTAGCGTTTCACGTAGCTATGAAAAAACCTGAAGCTGCGGCTAGGGCGGTGCCTCTTAGAGAAGAGTATGAGTATCAATTCAAGCTAGCGGCATACGAGGATCAAGAACGTGCGTCTTCTATATTTGTACCGTTCCAAACCTTTCATGGTGGTATGAGATGAGCTACGCGTCTGGTAAACACGCATACGGTATATGTGACCGGACAGGGTTTAGATACCCATTAGAAGACCTTGTATATGAGTTCCAAGACGGGCATCGTACAGGGTTTCGCGTTGGCAAAGATGTAGTTGATCCAGATCAACCACAAAACTTTTTAGGACGCATCCGAGTAGTTGACCCACAATCATTGCTTGATCCAAGGCCCGATGCTTCTCCCGGACGCGGTTTATTTGGTTGGAACCCCGTAGGGCACCCCCTCGTACACCTGACAGGACAAGTAGGTAGTGTTACTTTAGACATTCCTGTACCAGAAAGCGATACTGTCACGGGCGTAGCAGCGTCTGGTTCTGTAGGTACTGTTAGTGTACTTGCGGGAGACGATATTGATGTTTCAGTCACAGGCATAGCAGGCACAGGCGCTTCAGGTGCCGCTACTGTAACTACAAACATATTTGCGGTAACAGTAGCCAGCGGTACTAACCCATACGGCACAGGCAATAAGTTCTACATAGATGGCGTTGTTAGTCCGACAATTAGTATTGCAGAAGGTTCTACCTTCCGGTTCGATCAGTCCGCCTCTAGTAATAGTAGTCACCCATTGCGCTTTAGCACTACGGCTAACGGTACGCATGGTGGTGGTTCTGAGTACACTACAGGCGTAACCACATCAGGAACGGCTGGACAAGCTGGTGCATATGTTCAGATAACTGTAGCTAACAGCGCACCAACCTTATACTATTACTGCGTAAACCACAGCGGTATGGGCGGTACGGCTAACACACCATAGGAGACTTGGACATGGCTATGAAGAAAAAAGGTGCCGCTAAGGGCGGTGTACGGAAGATGAAGGCTGCTGGTAAACTAGAAATGGTTAAAAACAAAGCTGGAAAAATGGTTCCTGCTTTTGCTGCTGACGGCAGAGGAAAAATGGCTAAAGGTGGCGCTGTAGCTAAGAAGATGGGTGGCGGCATGATGAAGAAAAAAGGCATGGCTAAAGGCGGTGCTGTAGCCAAGAAGAAAGCCGGTGGTGCTGTTACTAAGAAGATGGGCGGCGGCAAGATGATGAAGAAGGGCTACGCCAAAGGCGGTAAGCTAACAAAAAAGATGGGTAAAGGCGGAACTCTAGTACGCGGTACTGGCGCGCAACGAAGCGGCAGAATGGCAAGAGGACCAATGGGATAATATGCCCTACCTACAAAGCAATATACCGCACTTTAAGTGTTGGGTTCGTCGTGAGTATACGGTCAACCATGAGCGTTACCACGGCGAATTTCTACATGCTATGGTTATTGCTGTTACTACGATGCCCAACAGATGCCTGAGTTTTCAGATTATCTTTACGGGGTGTGAGGCGGACGATACAGACGATGAGAATGTGCATGGTGGGGCTATGTGGGCTAGGATGCCCATAACTGCCTTGGTAGCTGATGAACCATTTGAAGAGTGGCCCGAGGGTATGGCAGTTCACGAAGCCCAGCCTTGGGACTGCCCTTCGCATACACATGCGGTATATACGCTTGACAGGGCGTCACCTTGTCCGTGGATGGCTAAGATTGCAGGAGGGTTCTTTCCTGCTAAGTACCTGTTTACTGTAGATTATACCGATACAGATGTAGCAGATGATCCAGCGCAACACAAACAAGCGCATGTGCTACAGCTACTAGATGCGGGTAAGTGGACAGGCAATATAGTGGCGTTACCTAACAATAGGGTACGGGTAACACACCCTGCGTGGTTTGAGACAGGTGAAGGCGCACCAGACTTTAAGCCGTCACAGCATATACATTATTCTAAATCTGATTTAGACTACACGCTAGATGTAACGCAAATATTCGACAACTTGTATAGCGAGGATTAGATTTATGGGCAAGATGAAAGAATTGGATATAGAACTTCAAGACTTACGGACAGAGTTTTTTGACAGCCCTGCGTCAGATCAAATGAGTTTTGACCAATTCCTTATTAGAAAAGGCAAGAAAAACTTGTCTAAGCTGGCTGCAAGCAAAAGAAGCAGGGGCGGTAAAATAGATAAGATGGGCAACGGCGGTATGTGCAGAGGTATGGGCAAGGCTCGTGGGGGCAAATATAGGATCGTCTGATGAATTATACTGAGCTTACGCAAGCCATAAAAGACTATACAGAGAACACAGAGGCAACGTTTGTTTCTTTGATCCCTACGTTTGTGCAGCAAGCGGAGCAACGTATATTTCGTACTGTTACTATACCTGAAGTTAGGTCCAACAGTACGGGTACTCTTTTTCAAGGAAATCAATACCTAGAACGCCCTGCCGACTTCTTAGCGGTATTCTCTCTGGCAATTATTGACCCTACTACAGCGGCATATACGTACTTGTTAGAAAAAGACGTTAACTTTATGCGGGAAGCGTACCCTGTAGCTGCTACAGAAGGTGTACCTAAATATTATGGTCAGTTTGATGGTGACGCTATAACAGCGGCTACAGACGGACACTTTATCATAGGTCCAACGCCTAATGCTACATATACCGTAGAGTTACATTATTATTTTGAGCCTAAGTCTATTGTCACTACAAGCACGTCTTGGCTTGGTGAGAACGCTGACACTGTACTTCTTTATGGCTCTCTGGTAGAGGCGTACACGTTTATGAAGGGCGACCCTGATGTTATGCAGTCATATAGAGAACGATATGAATCTGCGCTACAACAGTTGTCTGTTATTGATGCCGCTAGCAAGGGCGATAGCTATAGGGATGGGAACTTTAGATGAATATGCCGTTTGAAATGTCCGTTGGTAGTGTTGGGGTTAAGACTACTAATAACCGAGGCTTTACCCCTGAAGAAGTCGCGGAACTATGCGTTGATAGGTTGATGATCGTGTCGAATGATGCGCCCCCCGTGATTAGAGATCAAGCCTTGGCTCACAAGGAACGTATGAAAGCTGTAATCGCAGCCTACATGAAACAGGCTATCCAAAGTGATAGAACTACTGTATATAATGCAATCAGTGATGCTGGTCATAAAAAACTAGCTGAATATATAAGGAAAATGTAAATGGCATTCTCAGGAAACTTTATGTGTACCTCTTTCAAAGTTGAAGTTTTGAAGGGTGTCCACAATTTTACCGCTGCATCTAACGTATTTAAGCTAGCAATGTACACAAACAGCGCAAGTTTTAATGCGGCAACCACAGCCTACACTTCTAGCAATGAGGTTAGTGGCACGAACTACACGGCTAAAGGTAACGCCATAACTACAGTTACCCCTGTTGCGGACAGCACAACGGCGATTGTAGACATGAACAATGTTGTATTTAGCAACGTGACTATTTCTGCTGTTCGCGGAGCGTTGATCTTTAACGAGGCAGCTTCGGGTGATCCCACTGTATGTGTACTTGACTTCGGTTCTGACAAGGCTGCAAGTGCAGGTGACTTTACAGTAGTGATGCCAACCGCAGACGCGAGTAACGCAATTATCCGTATCGCCTAATTGAGGTTATAACCCATGCCACTACCTTTTTCTGGCTGGGGCCGTGGTGGTTGGGGTTCCGGTAGTTGGAATAGCTTACAAGTAGGAGTATCTGTTACAGGCGTAGCGGGTACAGGGGCTGTTGGTAGCGTAAGCACTACCAGCGGTGTTACTCAACCTGTCACGGGTGTAGCGGGTACAGGGTCAGTAGGCTCTGTAACGGTTATTGGCGCTGTCAACATAGCAGCTACAGGTCTGGCAGGCACTGGGTCAGTAGGTTCTGTAACAGTTACTGGCGTTGCTAACATAGAAGCTACAGGGGTTAGCGGCACATCTGCACTCAACACTGTTGTAACTGAGTCTGATGGCAATCTTACGGTACTTGGCCTTAATTCTATAGGATCAGTCGGCGCAACCTCTGTATCGTCAAACTCAGCTATTCCTGTTACGGGTGTTTCTGGAACAGGTTCAGTAGGTGCCCCTACGTCTAGGATTGGCATTAACGCTAACATCACAAGTGGTGTGGCAGGAACTGGATCAGTAGACTCTGTAACTGTAACGGGCCTAGTAAATCAAGCTGTTACGGGAGTTTCTGGAACTGGATCAATAGGCTCTGTAAGCGTAAACCAAGAGTTTTCTGTAACAGGGGTAGCGGGTACGGGCGCATCAGGAACCGTTAGCGTAAACCAAGGATTTGGTGTAACAGGTTTATCGGCTACTGGGGCAATAGGAACTGTTAGCGTAAACCAAGCGTTTTCTGTAACAGGGGTAGCTGGAACAGGGGCGGTAGGCGCTACAACTATTGATTTCTCCTACTCAGCCACAGGTGTGTCTGGCACTAGCGGTGTTGGCTCTGTAACTATAACAGGCGTAGCTAATCATACTGTTACAGGTGTAGCAGGCACAGGGTCTTCGGGCGCTTCGACTATTGATTTTGGGTACTATGCCACAGGAGTAGCAGGCACAGGCGCTGTAGGTACTGTCAGTGTAAACCAAGCCTTTGCTGTTACGGGTGTATCTGCTACAGGAGCAATAGGTGATACGTTTGTGTGGGAAAAGATTAGCCCCACAAATAACGCAAATTGGATACCCGTAGTCGCGTAATCTGAAAAACATTGCGTCTTAACGATAGGCGCGGTATAAACTAAACAACTTATCTGCTTAGGAAACTCACATGGCTAGTACATATGGAAATGATCTTCGGCTAGAAGAGATTGGCGATGGCGAACAATCTGGCTCTTGGGGCGCTACAACCAATACAAACCTTGAACTAATTGCAGAGGCTCTTAGTTTTGGTACTGAAGCCATTACCACCAACGCCGATACGCATACCACAACAATTGCAGATGGAGCCACCGATCCGGGTCGCTCTCTGTATTTAAAGTATACAGGAACGCTAGACAGCACCTGCACTATTACAATCGCGCCCAACTCTATTAGCAAAACATGGTACATTGAAAACGGTACAAGCGGCTCTCAAAGCATTATTATTTCGCAAGGTTCTGGGGCTAACGTAACAATTCCAACGGGACAGACCAAGATCGTGTACTCAGACGGCGCGGGTTCTGGCGCAGCAATGGCTGAGATTGGCACGTTGGGCGTTACTAATCTAAATGTGTCTGGTGACATTACTGTAGGGGATGACCTTACTGTGACGGACGATGCTGCTATTGGGGGCGCGTTGACAGTCACAGGCAATATAACAGTCTCAGGCACAGTAGACGGCGTAGACCTTCAGACGTTAAACAACGCCGTTACAGCCAACACTGCTAAAACTGGAATAACAAGTAATCAAGCAAGTGCGATTACAGCTAACACTGCCAAAACTACAAATGCGACACACTCAGGAGAGGTCACTGGCTCTGGCGCATTGACCATCGCTGATAATGTAGTTGATGAGGCCAATCTCAAGGTCAGCAACGGCCCAACTAACGGATATTTCTTGTCAGCGCAATCAGGCAACACAGGTGGGTTAACGTGGGCCGAGGTTGAAGGGGGTACATCGTTGCCTTTCCCTAAGTATCCATCTAATTGGGCGTCACCAAATAGCACTTACACATCGTCGGGTACTTGGTCTAAAGGTAGTTTAGCTGATGATGATGTAGTTTGGATGTATTTATGTGCAGGTGGTCAGGGCGGCAACAGCAGCCAGTATGCCTACGCTGGAGCTGGGGGTGATGTTGTATTACTTTGTGGCACAGCAGGGATTTTTAATGGTGGGACGTATACTATTGGTGCAGGGGGATCAGGCCTATCAGGCGGAACATATTTTCAACCGGGACCAGTAGGCGGCAACACCACTTTCACCTTATCTAGCGCAAACGGGTCAGTACCTTTTACAACAGCAAACGTCTTTTCCGCCGCTCGTGAACCAATAAGCAATGAGACTTTTTTTGCAACTAAAGTTATATATGTAAATGGCGCTGCAAAGGACTTATCTAATAGCTTTATGTCAAATGTCGGTGCATATGAGTTTGTAGAAGGCACACTGCCTGTTATTGGAGGAGTAACTTACCTTCATTGGGCACAACAAGGCTATGCAGGCGGTGAGGCAGCGGGAATAGCAGGTTACAAAACTGTTTTTGCTGGGGGTAATGGCGGTACGAGTTATCAGAACTATTCTGGAATCCCGGGGGTAAGTTTGTACGCTGGTCAGGGCGGGGCAAGAGGCTCAAGCAGTTCAAACGGCGGTGCTGGTGGGGTTCCCGGTGGCGGCGGTGGTAGCAGCTATAGTGCTTCTTACACTGGTGGAAATGGTGGAGCAGGAAATTTAAGGGTATATCATGTCTAATAAAATTTGGTACAACAAAACAACAGGCGATGCCACAGTGTTTGATGACGCCGAAGATATGTTAAATTGGCCTAACTTTCAAGAAGCAGAACTTGCGCCTCCAACTTTAACAGAGGAACAAGTAGCAGAACAAGTACGAGAGGTGCGTAATTTGTTGTTAGCTGCTTGCGATTGGATGGCTAACAGTGATGTAACCATGTCAGACGCATGGCGCACGTATCGTGCTGCACTACGTGACGTTCCTGCTCAATCTGGATTTCCAAACTCTATTAATTGGCCTGTTGAGCCTAGCTAATGCCAGATATAGATGAACGCGTCTCTGCGTTAGAAAGGGATATGGCTGCTTTGCAAACGGAAGTCAGGATACAGTTTAAAGAGGTCTTTACTAGAATAAAGCGTCTTGAGACCGTACTTATAGCTACATCTGGCGCAACCATTATTATGTTGTTAACAATTCTTAGTCGTATGGGGTAAGCATGTGGTACATGTTTTTGTTCTTATACTATATATAGGCATAGGATCAGAACGTGCGGCAATAAGTAGTGATTTATATTTTAAAAGATTAGATATATGTAATTGGTACGCTGAACACTTAGTTAGGCGCTTCGGATACCCCGAAACAAGAGATTACGGTACAGCTTACTGTGTACCCAAATCAGTCAACCCTAATGAGGTAACAGTATATGATTGATCCTGTTACAGCTTTTGCAGCAGCTAACGCAGCGTTTAAAGGCGTGAAAATGTTAGTCGGTGCTGGTCGTGAGATGCAAGACGTTAGCAAACAGCTTGGACAGTGGTATTGCGCTGTTGCAGACATAACCAAAGCGGAGTCTCAGCGCAAAAATCCAACGTGGTTAGATAAGAAAACGCATGGAACCGATAACATAGAGCAAGAAGCTATGGATATCGTGATCCGCAAGAAGACTTTGATGGAAAAGGAAAAAGAGATTAAGTTCATGCTGGACTATAGGTTTGGCTTGGGGACTTACGACGAGATGCTGGGTATGCGCCGTAAGATACGTGCTGAACGAGAAGAAACTGTATATAAGGCTATGGAAGCCAAACGCCAGATACAGAATAACATGGCTATAGGTGGGTTAAGTCTGGGTATACTGTGTATGTTAGGTGGTGGTATGTATTTAATAATGTTGGCTACACAGTGATAAATGCGTTAATACTATCAGTAACGCTTGCGGGAGTTGCTAATCCGACTCATGTGCAGTGTCACCTGTGGAAGAGGTTTACAGATGCAAACGATCAAAAAGTTTGTGTATATAGATTTACTGCAGGGTATGGTGGCTTGGGGTATCACTACCCTACAAAGAGTTTTTCTGAGTGTCCCAAGGTGTTTAGTTGCCTTTATGAGAAAAAGGACAAACGCCCTAGTTTGTCAGAAATACTAGATGGCCTGAAAGGAGGTTTCTAATGCAGATAGCTTTTAAGAAGATACTAGAATATAAGCTGCTACCGCGTTTTATGATGTTCACTATGACGGTGGTGTATGTACGGTGCATAGAATGGGCGCTAACGCAGCCTGACTTATCTACGCAGCAAGCGTCTTTAATTTCTGTTGTAACGGGAGCCATGACGGGCGCATTTGCTGTCTGGTTGAGTCACGAAAAATGATGGCATTATTGGGAAGTTTGCTAGGTTTTGGGAGTTCTTTTCTCCCCGAGGTTCTTAGCTATTTTAAAGCGAACCAAGCGCAGAAGCACCGTATGGAAATGATGCAGCTAGAGACAGAGCTTGCCCAGAAACGTTCTGAGATGAAGCTGGTCGAGTTAGATAAAAAAGCTGACATTGAAGAAACAAGAGGGTTGTATGAGCATGACCGATCTATTGACGCTGGAGGATTTATCAACGCTCTCAGGGGTAGTGTTCGTCCTGTTGTTACTTATGCCTTTTTCGGATTGTTCGTAGCCACAAAAGTTGTGATTATGGTTAAGGTTACACAGGCAGGTGGTGATTGGATGCAAGCTGTTGACTTGATGTGGGATGGTGAAACGTCAGGTTTATTTAGTGCTGTGTTAGCGTTTTGGTTTGGGAATAGAGCAATCTCTAAATATGCGGGGAAGTAGTTATGGGCTACAAGTTAGGAAAACGAAGCCTGTCAAGGCTAGAAGGTGTAGACGAAAGTCTGGTAACTGTCGTGAAGTACGCCATAGGTGTTACCAAACAAGACTTCTCGGTGATCTGCGGACTGCGAACAATAGACGAGCAACGTGCTTTAGTAGCAAAGGGCGCATCGCAAACCATGAAGTCAAAACACATTGATGGTAACGCTGTGGACCTAATGGCCTACTGCAACGGTGGGGGTCGGTGGGAGCTTAACCTGTACGATGAGATTGCCGATGCCATGAAAGAAGGCGCAGAGGCTGCAGGTGTTAAGTTACGGTGGGGCGCTGCATGGACTATTGATGATCTAGGTGCCTATGATGGTACGGCAGAACATGCTATGTGTTCGTACATAGACACACGTAGATCACAGGCGCGTAGGCCGTTTATTGATGCGCCGCACTTTGAGCTAATGCTTTAGGAGAGTTATCTATGGCCTATACAAAACTGCAGTTCAAACCGGGAATTGTCCGCGATGTTACACGATATAGTAATAATGGTGGTTGGTTTGATAGTAATCGCATTAGGTTTCGTATGGGTTTTCCTGAGACTATTGGGGGTTGGACAAAGTTTAACCCTGTAGCTTTTTTAGGCGCGTGTAGGTCGTTATTTAACTGGACTAGCCTAACAGGAGAAGACTTTATAGGTGCGGGTACTAGCTTAAAGTTTTATGTGTTTGAAGGTAATCAGGCTAACGATATAACTCCTATACGGTCATCTAACAATGCGGTTACGTTTGCGGCTACTAACGGGTCAAACATAATAACTGCTACGGACGCGTCACATGGAGCGGTATTAAATGACTTTGTTACGTTTTCGGGGGCAGCATCGTTAGGAGGTCAAATAACGGCTGCGGTGTTAAATCGTGAATATCAAATATACGAAATAGTAAGTGCTGATGTTTATAAGTTTGTAGCCACAGCTACGGCTAATGGCTCTGATACCGGTAATAGCGGCGCTAGTTCTAAGGCTGCATATCAAATAAATACGGGCCTTGACAGCGCCGCATTTGGTGCAGGTTGGGGGGCTGGCGTATGGGGGCGAGGTACATGGAACTCTGCAGCTAATGTAACTATTCCTGCTGCATCATTACGCTTATGGTCTCAAGATAACTTTGGTGAAGACCTTATTATGAATGTGCGTAATGGAGGTATATTTTATTGGGACAAATCAGGTGGAGTAGGCACAAGAGCAGTTGCACTATCTACTTTAGGTGGCGCACAGGCCGCGCCTACTGTGGCTGCTATTGTTTTAGTGTCTGAAAAAGATCGACATGTAATCGCGTTTGGGTGTGATCCTGAAAGTGCTTCTGGTACACAAGACCCTTTGACAATTAGGTTTTCTAGCCAAGAGTCGGCTACAGAATGGCGAACCTTAGACACTAATACTGCAGGAGAACTGCAACTAAGTTCTGGTAGCGCAATTATTGCGGCGGTGCAGACTAAACAACAAATTCTTATTTTAACAGATATATCTGCACATGCGATGCAGTATGTAGGTGATCCATTTATTTACGGTATTTCAGAAGTATCTAGGAACATATCTATAGTAGGACAGAACGCTGCCGTAGCTATCGGAGATGCCGTATACTGGATGGGTAGAGGGCAATTCTACTTATATAATGGTAATGTTAAAGAAATACCTTGCTCAGTAAAAGAATACGTATTTACAGACTTGAACTTACCACAACAATCTAAAGTGATGGCGGGTAGCAACACAGCCTTTTCTGAGGTGTGGTGGTTCTACCCTTCTTTAAATTCTACAAACAATGATAAGTATGTAGTGTTTAACTACGCCGAAAACATTTGGTATTATGGCAACCTTAACCGCACTGCATGGATAGACAATACTCACGCAGGAAATCCTATGGCTGCGGCTACAGACGGGTACTTATACACACATGAGTTTGGCACCGATGATGGCAGTACAACTCCTGCATCTAGTATAGAAGCGTTTATAGAATCTAGTCCTATAGAGCTAAGTGACGGCAATCAGTTTATGTTTGGGCGCAGGCTACTACCCGATATATCGTTTAGAAACTCTACAAGTGTAGGAACTGCGTCTGCTGAGATTAGCCTGTCCGCTAGAAATAGTCCGGGTGGTAGTGCTTTTGGTACTGAAGATAACACGATATCAGGACAACCAATACCTGTAGGTACATTTACTGAAGAAGTAGACATACGCATTAGAGGCCGATCAGTAGCCTTAAAGTTAGCTTCTATAGCTAGTGTTCCCGGCGTTTCATGGCGGTTAGGTACTCCTAGAATAGATGTACGCCCAGATGGGAGACGATAATGACCACTAATGTACCTGTTCCATTCTTTGCCGATGCACCTGTAGAATATGATGCAGGATACTTTGCACAGATGACACGTAGCTTTGCGTTGTATGCACAGCAGATGAGTAATCCCGGTCCTATGCGGGGTACAACTCTAGTGATGACTAATCTCCCTGTGTTTGCTAATAACACAGCAGCAGTATCTGGCGGACTAGCCGTTAACAGTGTCTACAAGACTGCTGGCGGTGAACTGAGGATAGTAGTATGAAGGATATTTTCTAATGGCAGGGCGCAACGAAAACAGCTTTACTGAATCACTGGCTAATTTTTTTACGCCTAACGATGGATATTCTTATTCGGGTGGAACCCTTAGAGAGGACACGCCTGAAGGAAGAGGCTTGGGGGCGGCTTATACAGGTGGGTCTTATAAAACTAATTACGGTCAGTTTGGACAAGCCGATTCTGCTAGTACCGGAACTAATTATCAAAATATAACTTCAGGTGGAGAAGCACGAGATACAGGTCCGGGTTATACACCGCCCAAACGTATTGATCCGCCCCCAGAAGCTAAAAATACAGGCCCAATGTATACTAACCCTCTTATTATGGGCACAATAGGCGCTTTTTCAGGAGGACTTCCGGGGTTATTACTCGGTGCAGGTAGCGCAAAGATTAGAGGTGGTATGTATAATGTACCTCAAATTGACAATACACAAGGCGATGATCCAACACTTGTTAGTGGTAAAGCAGGAAAGTACTCAGGTGAGTTAAAAAAACGCGTACCCGATAGCTTTACTACCGAAGAAATAAAGCAACAGCTTGAGAATGATCGTAGGGGTATAGAAACAGAAAACCGTATAGAGGGATCGTTTTATAAAAAAGACAAAAACGGTAATGTAGACGATAGTAAATTATTTAAGTTAAATAGATTTGGTAGTAGTTATGAAGTCGATGGTTACGGGCATCCAAACTACGGTAACTCTAAACAAAATCGTTTAGATATGGAAGCAGGGAGTGATGGCAGTGGCGGTATTGCTATGGTACGTCGCGCTGCTCCCATAACACAGGCTACCGTACCTACCGATGGTTTACCCGCTGCGAGTGCTATGTCTCAAGAGGCTGCGGCGGGTCAGTTTATGCCTATACCTAATCCCGATTATGATTCTACAGACCCATTATCTCCAAGATATATTATTAACCCAACATACGATCAGCTTGTTGAGTATAAAAAATCTGTAACAGGTATGGCAAGAGGCGGTGAGGTTGAGTCGGCATTGGGCGGTAATGAGAAAGACCTAATTAACGATGCTGAAAAAGCTATACGTGGTGAGTTAGACGAGACTAGGGCTGCTATTATTCTTGCTCAATACGTGCAGCAGTACGGAGAAGATGCGTTAAGGGACTTGGTAAATAGTGTACGTACTGGTTCTGCTCAAGAGACTCGGGATCGCTTTGCGCGGGGTGATAACGGGTACGTAAATGGCAATGGTGATGGATCAGGTACAGACGATAAAGTACCCGCTAAACTCAAAGAAGGCAATTCTGAACAAGATGTATTGCTGGCAGAAGGTGAGTTTGTGTTGCGTAAAGATGCTTACGAAGCACTAAAAGATGCAGGGGTAAATGTAGATAAGGTAAATGATGCGGGTTCTAATGCAGCTAAAGAACTTAATAAGATGATGACCGCATGAAGGATGTAATTGTAGAAAACAACCCTGTCATAACACCTGTGCCTATTGAGTACCTAGATACGGTGTGGCCTCAAGTTGAAGAGTTTATGGATCGTGCGGTGCGGACTACAAACGACAAGTTTACTACTCAAAGCGTTTATGATGATATAAAACGTGGTTTTTATACGTTATGGATTATTGTTAAAGATGATGTTATTGTGACTGCACTTACAACTCGCATACTAGAATACCCTAATAAACGTGGGTTAGCAGTTGATTGGGTTGGCGGTGGCAATATGGTAGAGGTCTTAGCTTTGTCTCAGTCTACACTACGTAAATACGCTAAAGATAATAACTGTGACCATCTTGAAGGTTACGGACGTAAGGCATGGGGGCGATGCCTAAAGAAGTATGGCTGGAAGCCAGAATACATTGCTTACAAAATGGAGTTATCCGATGGGCGGTAGTAAAACGGTATACAACACAACTACTCAACAGGGTTCTTCACAGGCAGACTTACCTGCATGGGCTAAACCTTACTTTGAACGTAATCTAGCTAGAGCCGAAGCCGAATACGGTAAAGATTACGAAGCCTATACGGGTGATCGGATTGCAGATCAAAGCCAAGACACGCTTGATGCCATATCGGGTACGCGTGACCTTGCTAACCGAGAGGTGGGAATAACAGGTCTTTCTGGCGCACAAGATTATATGACAGACGGCATGACTACGGCTGAAGGATTAGCAGACTATACCCCTAATACGTTTAGTGAGTATGACTATAATGATGCTGCTAAATTTACGGGCGCTAATGTAGGGCAGTATATGAACCCCTACACACAGAATGTTGTAGATCGACAAAAAGCTGAAGCTATGCGTGACTTCCAACGAACTCAAGGCGCTAGAAATGCACAAGCAGTACAAGCAGGTGCGTTTGGTGGATCACGCGGCGCGGTACGTAACTTTTTAGCTGAAGACGCTATGATGAACCGTATGGGCATGATCCAAGATAAAGGACTGCGTGACGCTTACAAAGATGCGACCACACAGTTTACTGCTTCTCGTAAAGCAGACATGGATGTTGATAAGGCTCGTGCCGCAGAGCTTGCACGGTTTGAGAAGTCTACGGAGGATGCAGATCAGTTTGCTGCTAAACAAGGACTTGCCGCATTAGGTGTAGGAGCAGGGCTTGCTAAAGATTCGGTGGCTTTGGGTGAGCTAGATCGCCAAACTGATATACAAAATCTGCAGCTACTAGAAGGTATTGGCGCTGCCGAAGAAGGCAGAAACCAGCAAAAACTTGATTTAGACTACAATGAGTTTTTAGCCAAAAAGGGCTACACGGCTGAACAAATTGGTAACATGACAGGTATCCTATCGGGTATGCCGATTGCTGCTACGGGTACAAATACGTATCAGGGTACGACTACTACTCCTCAAGAAAGGCCGGGAACGCTACAACAGCTAGCGGGTGCAGGGCTTACGGGACTATCTCTCTATAAAGCCTACGGGGGTTAATTATGGGTATTGCCACTAACTATGAGGCTCACGAAAATACTGTTAAAAGTATGAGTGACCAACAGATAATGCAGGGTATGCAGAATCCTAATCCTTCTGGTCCCCCGCCTTTTATGCTTTTAGTAGAAGCAAATATCCGCAAAGAAATGCGTGATGAGCAGACACGACAAGAAGGGCTAGGTCAGCCTACTGTTCTTGAAGGACTAATGGGCGCAGCTTCAGCCCCAACACCACAGACTAACGTGGCAGGTATGCCTCAAGATGTTGCTAGTATTATGGGGCAGAATATGGCTCCCAAGACTAACGTAAATCAAAATACAGGTATAGCCTCTGTCGCACCCGTAGCTACTATGGCTAGTGGCGGTATTTTAAAGATGGCTACCGCAGGTGAAGTAGAGTCAGGATTTATAATACTTAACACTCCTCCTATAACTAAATTTGGAGAAGTAGTTAAGGTTAGTGCAGATACACTAGATAAACTAACAGACAAGTACCCTGATATAATGGCGCAAGCCAATGCTAAAGAACTTGTTGTACCTGCAGGTTCGGAAAAAGGACAAAACATAGTCAACAGTCCTATGTATAAATCTGCCAGTTACCGTTATCCTAAAAATACGGAAACAGGATATTTAACATTAGTGCGTAGGGTCGATAATACCGAGCCTAATATGTTAAAAACAATACAGGAAAACGCAAAAGATACAGTAGCTAAAATTAAAGCTGCTGATATTGTTGTAGCTACTGAACCTACTTCTTTTATGGACCTTGATACTGTCGATACTCCCGGAGAGGCAGACAGAATATACGAGGCAGAGGTACGTAATTCGGCTAGAGATATACGTAACGCAGTGGCAGGATTTTCTCCTAGTTTATTTCCTGAACGCCGTACTGAAACGGTACGCCCTACAAAAGTAAAGCCAATGCCCATTTATGCAGATGATGCTCCTGTATATAATGATGGTGGTTTTAACGAAAAATTAAGAGGTATACCTTCTGTTATTAAAGACACTAGAATTGATGGTAATGTACTACAAGGTCCAGCAGAACGAGCAGGAGATTACCTTGGAGCTATGAGTGGTGTTCAAGCTGGTGTAGATTATCGCGCAGCTAGACGCCAAGAAGCAGCCCAAGTAGAAGCGGATCGGCAAGCAGCGGCTGTAAGAGCAGAAACAGATCGTCAAGCTGCAATACAGAAACGTGGCATTATGGGTGTTGCAGATTCTCAAGCAGCGGAAGTAGATCGTCAAGCTGCTGAAAAGGCTTTAGATGCTAGGTATCCTAACCTTAAACTGCTACAGCCCGAAGTTACTAACGAAGGATTAGACCCGCAATTCCCTACTGATGGCACGTTGTTAAGCCCTACAGAGGCTCTACAGCGCAAAGCTACACGGGTATCTGATAGACCAGAAAGCATACGTATTGATGCTGGAGACCCGGGATTTGCGGACGTTAGAGCCGCAGAAGAAATAGAACGTAAACGCCGTATTAACGCGAAAAATATAAATGAACGCATTGATGAGTCTGCTATACCTATTGTAGATAGATTTCCTCCGTTAAGTAAGGCAGAACTTGGTGCTATGGGCAGTACCGCAGCCGAAGCATATCTTCAAAATATGCGCGGTGGAAAGGGAAGCGTTACCGGATATAATGAAGTAATGCTACCAGAAGTACGCGCAAACGCAGAATTAAGACGGGCGTTCTTTCCGGGTTATGGATATGGGGATGGGCCTGACAAACAGGCAGGTGAGTATTCGCGTGAGTATAAAGACTTTATGTCAGAGGTACGTAGTAGGGATGGAGAAGTTCGCCCGTATTATATGGCGGAAGACGGGCTTAAACCTCAATATACATATACACATCCTACTTTCTATAAAGGACTAGAGAGGTTTGAAAAGCCCGACGCACGGGAAACCCGAGCAGGTATCGCTGCATACAGCCCCAGTGTTAACCCCAGCATTTTAGACACACCTGTATCGTTACAATATATACAAAGTAATCCCGAGTTACTTAATGAGTATATGTTTGAACTACGCAAAGAGAACGCAGACAACCCTGCACTTGCAGATGCAGAGTTTAAAAGACGTTTAGCTGCTGACAAAGCAAAAACTGATGCTTTTGCTGCAAGAAAAACTTTAAAGTCTGATGCAGATAATACACCCAAACTTGTAGTTTCTAGCGGAACAAATGTAGACGCCAATGGTGATCCGATAGTTAAAACTGGCGATAGTTATAAAGACATATTTGTCGATGCTCTTCCTAGCGTTTTTGACAAAACTATGGAAACAGGAGTCAAAGGTTTAGTTGGCGGTTATGATATGCTAAAAGGCATTTTTGAAGATGCAAGTGAGTATCCATACGGTGTTGAAAAGCCTACTGAATTAGACAAGGTTGTGGGTCCAGCAAAGGCTAAAAAATTACGTGATGAGGCCAAAAAAACGGCTGACGCGTATGGAAATGTACCTTTTGAAAAGATTGAAACTCCCGGTTTAACAGATTCTACAAGGAAAACTTTGACCGAACAAGGATTTAAACCTTCTACCCCAATGCCTGTTATTGGTAATGGTAGTAGTGGTGGTAGTAAAAATGTTAATCCTATGGCTAACCGTGCTAGCGACTCTCCATCGTCCTACGAGCAGAAACTGTTAGATATTTTAGCAGAGCGTGAGAAGTCGGCAGACCAAGATAAGTGGCTGGGTCTAGCTGAGATGGGTATGCGGCTTATGGCTAGCAGTAATCCTAACCTGCTTAGTGCTATAGGTGAGTCAGGTCTGGGTGCCTTTGGGTCATATAGAAAACAACAAGCAGGACAGGACGCTGAAGAGCTTAACATTCTTAGTAAATTAGCCGATTTAGATATGGCACAGCAGACGTTACAAGCCCGTAGAGATATTGCAGCAGCAAGTAGAAGCAGTAAAAATGGTTTTACTTTTCCTCAAGCGGTTAACACTCAACAAGAGCGCGCAAAACTTGTAAATAAACAACTCGCTGATATGCAAGACCCGTTAGGTAATAAATTAGAAGGCGTAGACAGGGTAGTTTACGATAAAAAAGTTGAAGAAGCCGCAGCTATAGAGGCAGATTTACAAAGGTTATATGAACAAGGTAGTTTAGGTTCTAGTAGATCATTAGCAACCGCGTTAGAAAACGTGCAGGTAGACAGTACGACATAAAGGGCGACACTATGGGTATGATGCAAGTTAAGGGCGAGTTTAGTGGCCGCACATATGATGTAAATTTTGCTGGAGAAGAACCCACACCACAAGAAATTGCCAACGCTACAGGCAAAATACAGGTACTAGAACGCCAGTTTGAGAAGAGCTATGAAAATAAATATGGCGAGCAAGTAATAGATGATGGTACTGCGTTTGGACGTGGCCTTGACGTTGGGTTAACAAGTTTGCGGGGTGCTTTGGGCACTACTATACGTGATATTGGTACTCAAAGTGATATAGGTTTTATCGAAGACTTTGGTGCAAGCCAAGAAGCTGCCGCAAACAGAACACGATTGTCTAGGGCAGGCACTGCTACACCACCTAAAAATTTTGACGCGGCGCGAAAAGGTGGTTTTGGAGACACACTTTCTTATTTAGGCGAAATTGCAGGGCAGTCTGCACCACAAATGTTAGGACCACTAGCTGCTACAGGAATAGGTACGTTACTTGGTGGACCCGGTGTAGGTACTGTTGCAGGTGTGTCAGCCGCTATGCCTTACTTTTATGGTAGTGACTTACAACGTGCTGAACAACAAGTTGCTGCAGGCGAACTGGATGCGGTAGATCGTTTAAAAACATTTCAAGCGGCTACAGGTCAATCATTACTTAATGTTCTTGGGGACAAGTTCCTACTTAGAGGGTTAGTTACTCCCGGTAAGAATGTGCTTACTAGGGTAGGTAAAGGCACAGTCCGAGGCGCAGGTGTAGAAGTACCTACAGAAATAGGACAACAAGCGTTAGAACGTTGGCAAGCTGGATTGCCTATAGATAACGATGAAGCATTTGCAGAATATAGAGAAGTTGGTATTGCTGCAGGTCTGCTGGGCGGCACTATGGGTGGAGGACTAAGTGTATTTGGTTCGGCCCCGTCATTAGATGCAGGTAAAGGAAAAACAAATATTAGTGGTGAACCACCTGTAAGTGATACCAATACTGTTACCGCTGAAGAGGGTGTAGATTTTGAAGTCGGCAAACCAACAGGGGGCGCAGCAGATAAGGCAGCAGATAGAGTAGCTGGGACAGACGATGCTGCTGCTATAACAGGACCAACAAGCGTAGAAACGAGTACAGGTACAGGTACAGGTACAGGTACAGGTACAGGTACAGGTACAGGCGCAGGCGCGGGATTAGCTAGTATTTCTGGTAGTGGTAATAGGATAGCCGCTAGACTTAAAACAGAAGACAGAAGACAAGAGTTAGTACAGCAGTTAGAAAAACGTACAACACTACCAACTCTCGCAGAGGTACTTAGCTCTGACAATGTATCTAATACAAAAGAACTTGTTGATACTACTACAGAAGAACTTTTAAATAAACCTGCAAGCAAACCTGTAGGAACTATAGAAACTGTAGAAACTGTAGAAACTGCGGGAACTGCAGAAGCAAGCAAACCTTCTGTAATAAAACGTACAATAGCAAAACCTGATGACGCTGCTTTGCTTGAAGATGCTAGAAAGTCAGTAACTGATCGCAAGGTGGCTTCAGTTAGTGCATTACAACGTGATTTAAAAATTTCTCAGTCACGAGCAGCAAAACTAATAAGTATTCTCGCCGCTGAAACAAATCCTATAGTTGGCCCTGCCGATAAAAGAGGTCTACGTCAGTACATACCTATGACTATAGAGGATACGCCCGATGCAGTTGCTGTAGGTGCGCCAATAGTTCCAGACACTATAACTTCTACAACAGAATTAGATGGTGGCACAGACGCTAAATCTGACGCAGAACCTAAACAGGGCGCACAACTGCCCAATAGGACCGAAAATTTATCCGACGATGAAATAGCAATAGCTACAGTTACTGAAAAGGCTAAAGCTAATCAAGAAAAGATAGACGCACTGCTCGCTAACCCTGAAGCAGACCCCGAAGGGGAACTGTTAAAAGCACTGCAAGATAACAATCGTGCATTAAACCAACGGTTAAACGTAATAAAGAAAAACGCATATGAAGGTGGAGATTACGGTAAATTAACACCCTACGGCACTTCTGTTAGAGAGGGTACACCTACAGGATTACCCGCGAATACTGGGTTTGGGCCTGACGGACAGGTGATTGGCGTACAAGCACTTAAAAGTAATACTCCCACTACATCAGGGTACGAGGGTGTAAAACCTGTAACCAACGAACAGGGTAAAAACCCAAATGCTTTATCGAATGAGGCGATAGATTACTTAGAAGGATTGGACCTAAATACGTTAGATTTAAACGCTACGTACCGAGAGGACGTAGGTAGTGACGCATTACGTGTTGAGGATGTACCGTTTGCTGATAAGACTGCAGTTTTATTTGCGGGGGACAAACCCTATGAACTGCAAGGGAAACCTAGTTATACAGGGAAAATACAATGGCCCCCAGAATTGGTGCAACATCTTTCATCACTACCAACAGACAAGGGACCGTATGGGTCGCAGACTATAGGTGACGCACTACGCACACTATATACGTTAAAAGATGGGGTTGGTAACATACCCGCAAGATTACAGGGTTCTTACGGCGATACGGAAGCTAGGGCCGCTGCAGGTCTACCCGAAAATCCAATTACTGCACCCGAGATGGAACCTATCACACCCACTCGCGTTAGAGATGATACTGATTTAGAAGTTGCCGATAGTCCCTCACAACTGGACGCTACAGGGTCGCCCCTTGTACAGAGTTATGACAGGACGCTTGGCGCACCAATCGGTGATCCCACTAATACAAACCCTGCAAGCAAACCGTTTGTAGCTTTTGATACGTTACCCGCTAACCGTGCGGCAATAAAACTAAGTCAAGCTGAGTTAGACCTTATTACGGGTAGCGGTTTATCTAAAGAACAAAGACTAGCCGCGTTGAGTGGCGCATTACGCGATGCTGAATTAGTAGACGCTCTGGAAGTGGCAACCGCTAATACCATTAGTAGGTTGTTCAATGATCGTAAGGCTACATTTGGCCTAGTCGGTAAAGCTGCGCTAGCCTTAGAAAATCGACAGTCTACTACTGCGTCCGAAGCATTTGAACCTGATATAACTACATACGAAGATAAACTAAATATAATTAAACTTATTCGTATGACTGACCAGAACATCAAAGACATTAAAGATAAAGTAGAACGCGCAAGAGTTAAGGCGGCTAGAGATTATTTTCTTAGGTTCCGTAGACCTGTGGATGCGCTTCATGAAATGCAGGGCGCTCATGGTGATGGTAATAAAACTGGGGCTACTCAAACTGCATCAAAGGATAAGACCACCGCTAAAGACGCGGAAGGGGTAGAGACAGATATTAGTGCCCCTGCGTTTAACATTAACTTGGATGCTGAGAGTAAGTCTGATGAAGAAGCGTTCTACGGCCCTCTAACGTATACCAATGCAGTCAAAGCTATGTACTGGGTAAAGAATAACTTAGGCTCAGACACTAAAGCCGCGTTAACTGCAAGACGTGTGGAGTATGTGAGTAAGACCCGCGCTGTTGTAAAAGACGATCATAAGACCATGAAGGATGGGGCCGCAAAACTGCAGGCTGCATCCTATGGACAAGCTATGCGAGAAGCGAGTGCGGCGGCAAGAGTGGCTGACGCGGCTAATAAAGCCTCTGCTGATCTAATAGCGGGTCTCGGCGCGCCAAATCCATTGATAGCGGAATTAGAAGCTATAGCTAGGCAGGACGAAGCGGAAGCTGCCAAGTTAGCTATGCGAAAGGCTTTAAGGGATAGACCGAAGAAAGAATACACAGACGATACGCTAGCAGCCGATTTGCTACGAAAGATAAACGAGATTAAGAAAGGATCAACGCAGTCTGTAGACGAAGCTGTAAGTGAAATCGAGTTAGCCGTAGCACAAGACAAAACCATTGCGGATATGACTGAGCGTGAATTAGATGACATTCTTGAAGCACAGATAGAGGCTGAGTTAGAAAGACGCGCTGCATTACCAGAAGGTATGAGGGGGCGTTTGAAGAAGACTAAGAAGTCTAAGTTTTTTGCTAAGGATAGAGAGGCCGTAGCTATAGAGCTTGCGGAACGACAAGAAGCAGAAGTGGCGTCTCTTAAAGAGGCTTTAGAAGTTGAACCTGCGGGTACAGAACAAGATGTCCCTGTAACTAAAGCACAGTTTAAGCCTCGTAAACTTGATGAAAAAGGCAAACCACTAGAAGGCGCACAGCAGGGAGAACGTGCAGGTGTAGAAACTATACTTGATGACGATGCGGGTGTGGTATCCATAGCCGCGCAGGGCGATAGTGATGTTATAGGCGACCTTGTAACTCCCCCTGCAATTAATGAGCAGCTTGAACTTCTAGGTAGTGAGATTAGCGCGTTGGCTGAACCCCTGCGACCTAGTACCCGTAATATGTTAGAGAACGGCGATCTAGTGGGCGCGTTGCGTAGTATAGCTATAACAGGCCGCTCTAAAAACGTGAGTAAAATAGCGGAGAGGTTGGTTCCGTATGTGGGCAATACACAAGTAAAACTGGTATCTGGTGGGCTAAGAAATCCGCAGGGGCAAGTTGCTGCAGGTGTATTTGACCCTGCCACCAACACCATATTCTTAGACCGTGATATAGGCATAAACTCCCATGCAACACTGCATGAGATGCTACACGCGGCTACAGCGGCCAACCTTTCAAATATGGGTTTACCAGAAGTAAGACAACTTAATACAATCTACGAAGCGGTTAAGAAACAGCTACCGCCTTCGTATGCTATGAAGAGCCTAGACGAGTTTGTTGCAGAGGCGTTTAGCAACCCTGACTTCCAAGTTATGTTAGCGGGTATACCGATGACAGACTTAAAGTTAGCTAACACTAACATGACTAATGCGTACACAAACTTTAGAACTGCAATACGGCGTTTCTTTAACAGGATCATGCGTAGACCACCAGAATCGGTATTTAACCGCACCGACTTATTACTTAACGATATACTAGCTCCACAGTTAAGTACCCGTGCCGCACCTGCTATGTATCTTGCGGCAAGTAACCCTCAAGGGAGTGTAGATGTAACTAACTCTGCTACTAATGCTGTCAAGCCCACTACGCCTGAACAACTACGGGCTATGCAGGATTACGCTAAGAACTCAGAACCGTATACAGGGGGTAAGAGTTTCTTATACGGTATCATGCCTGTGAACTTGCTCGGAGACACACTAAAACGTAACCATCAGAGTGATGTGGGTAATGATCTAAACAAGTTAATTAACGAGCAAAGTTCTGAATTACGGGATAAGACCGTTAAACTGGACTATATTGTAAACCAAATTAAAGATTTCCGTAGGGCTGAAGGGGTAGAAAAATACAAGACCCTGCAGCAGCTAGTGCCTATGTCTACGTTAAACAGGATAGACCCGTCTATAAAACGGGAAATGTATACCGCCTATGGGCTTACTATTAAAGACCCTAAAACCCTAAAGACAACAAGGCGCAATTTTTCCAAACCAGAGTTACGCGCTAAGTACATGGCAGAATTTAAAATAGAAAACCCTGACCATAAACTTAACGTCATAGCACCATTGGGTAAAGAACGTCTAAAAGTGTATGACGCTCTCAAAAAAGATTACGATAGTATTGGTAAAGACGGGCAGCGTGTGTACCGCACCATGCGTAATTACTTTAAAGAAACATATGATGAGATTGAGCCTGCTCTGAGAGATCGTATAAACAGCATCAGTGATGATGCGGAAGTACGTCGCACCGCGTTTGATAGGTTGTCCGAACTGTTACTCAAGGACAGTGGGCTAATCACACCATACTTCCCACTTATGCGTAAGGGTAGTTACCGTGTTTCCTACACAGCCATCGACCCGCAAGATCAAGACCCTGATGCCAAGCCACAGGTAGATCGCTTTGTGGAATATTTCCCCACTAAGATAGCGGCGATGGAAGCGGTGCAAAAGGTCAAGGATTATAACAAGACCATGCTGGCTAGAGATGACATTAAGAACTCTGGACTTGCAAGTATATTGGACGAAAAGACAGGTACATATACTCCCAATCCTATGATGGCAGACGATGCCCTGTTTGCCCCAGAAATGGAAAAAATTACAGCAAACAGTAACTATGGTAAAGCGCCTTCCTCTGGATTTGTGTTCAACGTACTAAATGTCCTGCAGACTGCGGGTGTGCAAAAGATGGAAGGTGGCAAAGGTAATAAGGTCATTAGTGATATCCTTGACCTAGCTTTGGATGCTGTACCAGAACGCTCGTTTATGCAGGGGTTTAGAACACGTAAAGGTGTCCGTGGTTTCTTGGGTGACACTACCCCTACAGGGTACACACTAGAGAATTTTGATCTAATAGACATGATGGAAACTAAGGGACGTGACCTTAACCGACAAGTCGTGCAACTTAGATCAAGTGCCAAGATACAAAAAGTAGTCAACCAGATAGTTGAGTTGACCAAAAATCCCGATACAGCAGAAATAGCTGACAGGCTTATGAAGATAGCAGAGTTCGCACAACGCCCTAACGTAAACCGTGCGTCTCAGATCATCACTAATCTTGGGTTTAACTGGACTATGGGGCTGAACTTCTCGTCTGCAGCTTTGACCTTTTTTGATGTAGGTATGTCGGTGATGCCGTTACTATCGGGTAAGTATGGTGTAAGTAACACTACCAAGGCATTTGGAGATGCTGTTAAAGCCGTAAGCGCGGCCCCCAGTTCCAAAACTCTTATTGTGGACGATGAGAAAGGCAATAAAGTAAGAGAGCAATACGATTTAGGCTCGTTTGGTATATCGTTGGGTAACTTAGACTTTAGTGACCCGTCATCTATTCCAGAAGGATTACGTGATTTAGAGGTACTGGTTAAGTACGCGACTAACCAAGCGCAGATGGGGCAGTCCCTAACACAGGAAACTTTAGAATTAGATGTATTTACCGGAGACACTGGTACAGACAGAGCGTCTCGCATAGGTAAAAAAATTGTTGATACTTCCCAAAAATGGGGTGGGGCTATGTTCCATCACTCGGAACGCTACGGACGTGAAGTATCACTGGTCGCCGCATACAAGTTAGAAATGGATAAGCTGAGTAATGGTGGCAAAAAAGAAGTAACCGATGCTGACAAGCAAAAAGCTGCAGAAGCTGCAGTTGAGTTTGTAGAGTTTACCCTCGGAGGTACTGCATCGGCAGGACGCCCCGTATACGCACAGGGGCCGATAGGTAACGTACTATTCCTGTTTAAACGGTTCGCTATAAGTAAATACTACATGATGATGCGTATGCTTAACGATGCTACGGTTGTGTTGTCGAGAGATGCTTACCCCTCTGACGAAGCATATCAAGATGCGTTAGACACCCGAAAGATAGCGCGCGCACAGGCGGCAAACTTTCTTATTACTACGGGACTTATCGCAGGTGCATCAGGCATGCCGTTGTTCGGTGAACTTGGTATCATGTATGATATGCTCCTTAAAGACGATGACGAAGATAATTGGGATGTTATGAATAAGAAGTGGATGGCAGACCCTGTGTATGGTGGGCTTGTTGACATGACAGGTCTTGAGATTGGTGATCGTATCGCACTCAACAATATGTTGTACCGCCCACCACTAATCGACAAAGATCAAAACCCTCTATTTACACTAATAGAGCAAATAGGTGGCCCTGCAATCGGTATAACAAGCCAGTTAAGTAGGGGCTGGCAGCTTGGCTCAGAAGGTAACGTATGGCGTGGTGTTGAAGCCGCTTCACCTGCAGCACTGCGTAACATAATGAAAACTGGGCGTTATGCTACCGAAGGGAACTTAACCCTACGTGGTGACGAGATAACAGCGACAAGTCCGTTTACACTTGCTGGACAAGCTCTAGGGTTTTCTAGTCACGCGCATATAGAGCAGCTTAATATGAACCGTAACGAGCGGCAAAAATATTCTGCTATGACAGATCGCAAGGGTAGGATTTTGCGTAAGGCTAACATGGCCCGAAGAGAAGGGGACGTTGAGGGTCTTCGCCAAGCCTACAGAGAATCTATAGAGCATAACAACAGCTTACCGCCAGATGCGATTGACCTGTATATAACTACGGAGTCGTTTAAAAATTCTTCTAAAAACTTTGATCGTAATACAAGAGAAATGATAGGTGGGATGCAGTACTCACCTAGTATGCGTAGAAGTGCTGGTGAATATGACGGTGGGTTGTCCTCTCCTGTAAGTTAAAAAAGCCCCTGCAATTAAGCAGGGGCAGTTCAAGGGAGAACAGGCAACACGCAGTGGAAATGGATATTGCCTAACTGCCCTATATCATGCGGTACGCCATATACGTAACCCCAATATTTTGTTTTCTACACGAACTTCGTGTTTAACCTCCCATTGTCGCAGCGATGCAACGGTGGACACCTGATCTTTAGTCTTCTCAGTGTCCACACAGGGTATAAACACAGACCCGCTAACCGTAAGTTTATCCCAGTTTACAATTACTCTAATCCCGTCAGGATTAAGGTCTTCAATCTTCATCACCTTCTGATCCATCAGGAACTCCATCAATAGAAAAATCTACACATATAACTCTAGCAGAGGGTAGGTTCATATGTGTGCCTTTACTTAGGCGTATACGTGTTTTGGTGGCTTTCATCTTCTCAGTTAAATCTCTAATTAACTGTTCATAGTTTATCTGTTGATCTATACACCAAGTCTTCAGCGGCTTCGGTAATAGATAGACTTTCTTAATATCAGTCTCGTACCTAGCGACGAACTTGCCTCGGGGTGTAACTTCGGGCAGTGCCAACATATCTAGTGGATTGCCATCTACACTACCACGGGCATCATCTGTACTTTTGATCCAGAGTATGTTGCTCCAATGTTCAGATATATAATTGTTCAACGTCTCAGTTACAGAAGAACCCATATCGGCAACATAAGCCCTACGTTCTCGCAACCTGTTTACGGCAAACGCAAATACAGGTTTTACCTCAAAGGGTAGTACCCCTGCCTTTCTACCTATCATAAGTGCAGATATAATAGCCGTAACAGCGGCAGACCAGAATCGGTTCTCAGGACCAAGTTCGGCCTTTTCATCTACACGCGACTGCACATGCTTTATAGTACGCTCACATTCTACACGGTTGTTTATGACCCACTGCACAAACCGTACCCCTGAGTGACCGTAGTTGCCTTTAAAAGCGGGCCACAGCTTGTCAGTCTCGGATTTACTAGCAGAACCAGAGAACTTCGCTTCAGTCCTAAACTCTAATATGCGTTGAGCCTCCGCTTTGGGGAAACCTTTTACCCTACTAATCATTTCTATAAAGGAAGTGTTGCCTGTACTAACAGCCAGTAGGCTCCACGGTTTGCCTCTGTGTCGCTCGGTGTTACCGCCTTGGGACATACGATTACGCTGCTTACCACCTGTTAATTGGTACGCTAGATCAGACAGCTTACCCCCTTTGGTATTAGTAAGTTCGTCCATCATAAGTGGTAGGTTGTGGTATATTTCCCCACGGTGCATCTTAGAATTATATGTGTCTTGCTCTTCAAGCAAAAGTTCTTCGGGGTTGCCCCATGCCGCTAACCCCGCCATCAGCATAGTGGTTTTACCAACACCTGTATCTCCGTACATATGTAGCCCAGCAGAGCCGATCCCTGTAAGGGGCATAAGTATCGAAGCATAGGACGCAGCAATTGTGAATTGGTGCAACTCAAACCCCTCCCGATTGTAGAAGTCTATTGCATCAAGGTAGCCTTGCTCAGTACCCTTGGGGGTAAAGTAGTCTATCATACCTGCAGTCTGTGTAGACGGTGGGTTGTAGTCTTCATCATTACCGTAGATAACACGATCCCCTAAGATGAACGCGGTCATGCTATCATCAACCCACCCAAACTGTTTATGGGCTTCATCCTCTGCTTGAGTAAATTGTAGTTCCTCAATCCATGCCATTATATACACCTGTATCTTGTCTAACTTTGCGCCAAACGCAGCCACACCCTGCGTAGACATAGCTTTTCTAAATTCATCCCGCGATGTGATGCTAAACATTGGCATCGTCCATTCACGCACACCGTCTCGGGGCATATGAAGCCTAAACACAAGTGCTTGGCCTATCTCTGTATCCCATATACGGCGCATGACATAGATATCGTTGTGGTAGATGCACTCTTCTTCTATCTCACCGTCACTGTTACTGGTGCGTTTATACACACCGCCTTTAGCGCCACGAAAGTAGGGCTTCGGGTATGTCGGTATATTGTAGATTTTAGGCGCACTGGCGGGACGCTTTGCGCTAGGTGCAACAACTTCGTTGTCAGCCTCGTCCGCTTCTTTAAATTGTTTACCTAAAACTATGGGGGATTTTATCTTACCCCATAAAGCACACTCCATACACACATCAGGTCTAAGACCGTTAAATGTACGACAAGTGTACGGCCCCTTAACCAAAGACATTTTCTGATGGGTTTCACCAGAGTTATAATCAGGGTGGCCCCTAGACATTACCTGTGCAGCCCTGTCTCCGTCTTCGCAGAATTTAGCAATAGACAGTCCCGCTCTCCATAACGGTTCGGTCACATTGGCCTGATCTGTCAGTATATGCGCGAGTTGAGCGCATCCCTTACCTATTTGTATCTTCTTTACAATACGACCAAAGCTATTCTCAGCATTGACCGCTATAAACCCCGACACAACATTGCCGCCAACAGAGGCTGTATTTACAGGGGTAACGCCTCCCAGTAAACTTACGAAGTCAACCAGCTCGATACTTGGTTCCGCACTTATCAAAGCCACTGGGGATGGCGGTGTGTCCTTGAAGTTACGTGTGTCAGGCATGCGTAGGATACGCGCTGCGTCAGCCGTAACTGCAGGATCGGCCTTGAGACCATTCTCCTCACAAAACTCTTTAAACCGTTCTGCCACAGGAACCCAATCATCCACAGGTACTGGTGCAGGCAAAACCCAGTAAGCGTGTATTCCGCGTCCCGAGTTGACCTTAGTAGGTTCGGGCATGCTAGTCTTAGTGCAAAACGCCTGTAACGCCGATAGTGCATCCTGCTGAGACGGGTATTCTTTGCTAGGGCCACAATCCAAGTCCACGAAAAAGGATTGTAGATGTAGTGCGTTATCGGCCCTACGATTAGTATTGTTTACGAATGTGCTTAACGCAAAATAAACATCGTGGTCTTTAGCATCAAAGGCATCTACCGCTGCATGCAGTTCATCAATAGTGTCATAGAAGTTCTGCGTTCTACGTTCACCGTTGGTTGCAAATAAACAGTAATGCCCTTCACTACTTAAAACACTTTTTAGAAATTCTAGTCGTTCCACTGCTAGTCCTCCGAGTATTAACGGTGCGGCACCCTATACGATACCGCACCGTGTAGGGTATCAGTCTAACTCACCCCACTCACTTACAAGACTGTCCAGCTTGGCTTCTTCGACAACAGGGGGCTTCTTATTGGCCCGTACCTTGGGTGTCTCGTCTTGAAAACCATCATCAACAACTGCAGGGGCAGCGGGTGTTTCATCAACCTCAAACCCCGAAATTATGGTAGGGGCTTCTTCAACACTGAACCCTTCTTCTGATTCAACACTGAACCCTTCTTCTGAACCAAACGGGGAATAGTCTTCACGCTCTGCCAATTCTAGCACCTGCACAGCACGTAAACGCAAAGACACACCGTGATCCCGCATACTATACGGGACGCAGGAAATCTGCACGTTGACCGTACTGCCCGTAGTCAACTCAAAGTCCTTGGGTAACGAGTTGTTTTTGGAGTCAACCTGCTTAGGCGGCTTGGTCTCATCAGCACCGTAAGCACCTTTAAGTACGGCTTTGGCGATGTAGTTGCCGTCCTCGTCCTTTTTAAAAACTTCGGTTGCCTTACCCAACTTTTTGGGCCAACTCTTTTCAGATGCTGCCCGTGCATTGTAGGCTGTAGCCATAACAGTATACAGGTCTTTTGCCTGTGCAGCATCCATCACAAACTGCAACTCGTACTTTGCGCCATCTGCAGTAGGATCACAGGGTACAGACTTACCCCGTTCCCCTGCGGTAGGGTCATACCGATATGTCCTGTTTAGACGGGGGTATCTCGCAACAACTTTGCGGATAATGTGGCTTTCAACTTTTGCCATTTGATAGTTCTCCTTTAGAGTTTTTATAGTCGAACCCGTCCTCTGTTGAGAACGGGGAAGTATTTACAGCCGCGAAACGGGCTATAGCTTGCAATGTCGCGGGGTCGTTCTTTAACTCTGCAACACTGCGTAGTTCACTAGGCACCAAGGACCGTAAAGGCTTGAAGCATAGGCGGGGATATACGTAGGAATTATCTGGGTATACGGTAGTCACCACAGATGAAGTCTTTGTTCCCCTACCACCCAGAAACTTAGCGTATTCCTGTAGCGGCTTATTATTATTCTTACCCTTACCGAAGATAGCCGTGGCGGGTAACTGTAGTTGATACACCGTATCGAACTCTCCATCAAGCACTACTGCTACCCTCTGCACAAATCTACAAGCCCTGCTATACCCCGAACCCGAACCTTTTATGTTCTGAGTGCAGTCCATACACCTAGTGGCTTGCTTATCTTCGCTAGGAACTAACTCGTCAGGTGCCTGTGTTGTAGAAGACCAACACGTAGGTAGCGTGGTATGTGCAGGGTCATAGTCGTTCTTGTAGTACAAACGAGATATGTTGGCAGCATTGACTACCACTACATCTACTTCATTTGCCACCACTTCCCGTTCTCCGTCCCCTACACGCACAAACATACCGTCCTGATAACTAAGCCGCCTAAACTCAACCATCGTTAGGAGTATCATCCTCTCCCAAAGCGGACAGAGCCTTATCTACTTCGTCCAACTTAAACCGTTGGGTGTTTTCGATTTTGACATACGTATGCTCAGGTATATAACCTTCCCGAACCCAATGCCGCACGGTGGATATAGATACAGAAAAGTGTTCTGCCACATCCGATATGTTCACATACTTCTTCATTTCTTCCTCACAGTTAGGATGTACTCGGCATCCACATTAAGACCCATAGGTACAAGGTCAGGGTTCTCTTCCAAGAACTGCTTCATGTGAGTTTGATTAAGACGCTTTTCAAACAACTCGGGAACCTCATGCTCTAACACGAACTTGTGCATACTCTCCCAATCGCTCGTCCAGTAACGCTGCTTAACGCTACGATAAAACAAACCCGCTGCAGTTCTAACGCTGTCGATATTACTTTCAGCACAGTAATCCAACAACGCTTGCTTAACAGTGTTCTGTTGCTCAACGAGAGCACTGTCTTCTTCTTTAAACTTAGCGGATATCTCGGCGCGCTTATCGCGTATCCTTGTATATACTCGCGTCAGTTTTTCCACGTCCACTGTCATAAGTCCTCCGTTTATATCTATACTTGTTATCTAATAGTATTAATTAGGATCGTCAAGTATTTCATGATATAAATTTATCATTTCTGCATGGGCGTCTATGCGACCTGCAAGCATACGGTACATACGCTTTTCAACGTAAGAGCCTTGTAGCGATATAACAGTACACTTGTGTTTCTGCCCTGCTCTATGAACCCTAGCGTTGGCTTGCGCGTAGGTTTCCAATGATGAAGTCGGCCCCCACCACACTACAGTATTAGCGGCGGTAAGTGTTACACCGTGCGCGGCTGCTTGTGGTTGAATAACTAACACCTGTGGATCAGTGTCCTCTTGAAACCGCTTAAATATTTCGGTGCGCTTATGTGCAGGTACATCACCCCTGATTACCTCAGACGTTATCTTGTCGGCTCGTAACTTATCGGTAAGTATATCTATCGTGTGCTTAAACGGAACAAATATCAGAACCTTTTGACTGCTCTCGTCTATGACCTCACGTAGTACCTTATATCTGTCTGATATATCGAACTCTACGGTTTCTCTTTCATCAGTGTAAACCGCACCTGCAGATATCTGTAACAACTTGCTCATGTTTACGGCAGCGTTGATAGCGGTTACTTCTTCACCCGCCACTTCCATAATCATACGCTTCTTCAAAAGATTGTAGTAGTGTTTCTGTTGCCCACTTAACGGTACAACCCTGTCCACGTACACCATGTCTGGTAAGTCCAGACACTCTTCTTTAGAGTAACGTATCGCAGGTTGCAGCACTGCATGTACGATCTTAGGTGCAGTTGGCTTGGGTTCAAACTTAAAGTGGCTCTTGCGGTCCATCACCATATCTTTAAACGAACCAAAGAATTTAGGTACGCCCTGCGGGTTGACCAACTTAGCCAATCCATATGCGTCTAAGGGCGACTGTGCGGCGGGTGTACCCGTCATCATCCACAACCATGTGTCATCACGCAGGAGTTTCTTTAACGTCTTCCACCGCTTCGCCTGTGCGTTCTTATAGTGGGTGGCCTCGTCAATTATGATAAGGTCAAAACCACCATTTCTAATCTGCTCAGATACAATATCTACACCATCGTAGTTAATTATAACAAACTCTGCGCCCTGCTCTATTATGGCAGCGCGTTTCTTCTTAACCCCATGCGCCACATCAACGGTACGGTGCATCGCAAAAGTGAATAGGTCGTTACGCCATGCGCTATCCATAATAGATAAGGGGCATATAACTAGAGCGCGTTTGACCTTGCCAGCTTTCATAAGATAATCAGCGGCCCATATAGCACTGGCGGTCTTACCTGTACCCTGCTCGTTAAAACAAAACCCCTTGCGGTTCATAGTTAAGAACGCTGCGGTTTTCTTTTGGTGATCGAAAGGGATGTGTTGCCCTGTCCAAGCATAGCGTCCTTCTATCGGGGATGGTGCGGGTATCCGCAAGGTACGCAGTTTGTGCGCTTCATCAATACCCCAATTAACAACCACTGCATCAGTACCCACGGCTTCGCTCTTAGGTATAACACTCGTGACTTGTTTGGGGTCCGCTAGTGACACTAGCAGAGCCTTGTTCTTTATTATTTGCATACTGTTCTCCGTGTAGCTGATGCTATCTTTTGTTTTTAGTTCTTCTGTTGCGGCCCTTACTTAACGAACCACCGTGCGACCTGTTACGCTTGCGGCTTTGCACCGAAACGCCATCCTTATTCTTACCACCCTTACTCAACGCCTTCTTATGAGAAACATCCTTGCCCTCACGTTTGTCGGCCCTGCCATCCTTGTTGGCATCCTTGCCTGTCTTATCCATCTTGCGCCGTGCGCGTTGACGCTCCATACGTGCTTCATGTTCACCACGCGCTTTTTGCAGTTGGTATTCACGTTTGTACGGGCGGGGGGTGTTCTTATAAACCATGTCAGTTCTTTCCGTTATGGGCGCACTCTAACACAGGACAGTGTTGCCTACACAAACCGCTAGGTCGTGGGTTCCACACATCAGTATCGGCGGCTGCTTGCATATTAGCATAAGCACCGCGCCATTTCACCCATAAATCAGGAACTTGCTCTACCGTGTACTCAGCCTTAATTAACGCTTTGGGTACTACAAACATCAATGCTGCTTTTATAGTACGAACTTGTGGGTAGTGCTGAAATATAGACACCGCCATCAACTCAAGTTGTCCTTTGTCTGCGTACTTCGCGTTCTTACCCGTCTTGTAGTCTACGATAAACGCGGTTTCCTTTTCCTCATTCACGATAGCCAAGTCTACGATACCACGAAACCAAACATCTTTCGCTCCGAACTTGCACGGCTGCATATCCTCGGTTAGGCCAAGCCGCTGCTCCGCGATTTTCGTACCTTCGATAGCGTTAAGCGAATCCAGAGCGTCCTGCATGTAGCTGTACTTCTCAGGTAGCGGTTCACCTTTACCTATGTAGTTCTCGCATGCCGTATGAAAGTGTGTGCCGTACAGCATAGCCTGACTTACCTTGGTCGGATACTGCTTTAGTATCTTCTCATAGTAGAACTGTTTCGGACACTGCTGAAAACTTTTGATCTTACTAAAAGACCAAGGCGCAACATCAGTCATGTAGAAATTCCTTTTGTGTATTTCTCGCGGGAACCCAAACTTACTAGCTGTTCAAAACTAAAGGGGGCCGCTAAATTGCCCCACGCTGCCCTACCTTGAAGAGTAGGGGCTAATGCGTGAATATATAAACTTTCTAAAACATCTAGCTGATCGCGCTTGCAAGGGATATATGTATACGCATCAAACTTTTTATGGCCTTCAGTCCTGTGAGTATGCACCCTTCCATACACATTCACAGATTGGCCTACATACACAACTTTATCGTTGGCGATAAGGAAGTAGACACCACAAGAATTATCATAAGGCTTACTCTCGGACACTAACTCGTCCTCTATCAGCATATCTCGCATGGTTAGTTTGTTACTCAGTTCATCGAAAGTAGCTATATGCTTTAACCTATCGCGTTTAAGTTCTAACTCACTTATTTCCCGCTTTAGTTTGCCTAATTTTAACTTGCTTTGCTCTACGTTAAGCGCCAACTCGTCTGTACTATTACGCGTTATAGCTAAACCCTCGCCCCTCGCTCTAGCGACTACATCTAACGGACGATATCTAGGGGCTGATAATTTATCAGGTTTGATAGACGGTATAGGTCTATCGGTACGTAACAAGCATTTGCTCACATAACTAGCTGCTAGGATACCATCTACTTTAAAGTATTTGTTTAGCTGTGTGGTTGATAGATATTGTCTAAACACAGTCGCAGGTATAAAATCTGGCCTTCCCCTAGTCATTATTCGGTATCCCCATACGATTTGCCAACACCGCTTTCACACTCAAGCGGTAGTCCTGCTGCCCAACTGGGTACATGACGCATGCACCGCTCTACGTGTGCCCTTGCTTGTACCACATCCTCATCGGGGCAACATATAGCTATACTGTCATGCACAGTCATAACAGACTTATACTTCTGGTTTATTAGTAGCATTTGTTCGCCAATGATACAACGTGCCAATGCCTGACATACGTTCTCAACCACCTTACCACCGTATATGTTTTTACGTCCACGGCGCGTTTTGTATGAGTATTCGGGCCAAACATCTTCGGGTTCTACTCCTTCGGGCGCGGGGTCTAGCTGCAAGTCTTCGTAAAACATGCGTAACCCCGATGGCAGGATTACTGCGCTCTGTGGTATGTCTATACGCAACACATTTTCACGTCCCACGCGAACCGCATGACCGTCTACAAGCTGCTTCAACATATACTGGGCTTCATCCCACAGCGTAGGTATCTTCCAATATGTATCACGGTATATATTTATGACACGCCTAGCTTCCGTTAGATCAACCTCGACGCCCATACCTGCAAGCTGAGTTTTAAACTTCTTAGCCCCCATGCCGTAACCTGCGCCAAGGATTGTAGTTTTACCCACAAACCGCTGTGCGCCAGTAACGTCTGCCTCGGCTACTTTGTATATAGCTGCTGCCATTTTCACATAAACATCTTCGCCATCAGAAAACGCCTGAGTTAATTCGTCTGCCTCGGCTAACCAAGCTAACACCCGCGCCTCAATCTGAGACGCATCGCACTCAACTATAGTATGACCCTGTGGGGGTATTATGCTTTTCTTTAACTTCTTGCCGTTAGCCCCACGGCTCGGCAGGTTTTGCAGGTTGATCTTATCATCACCGCCCCATCGCCCAGTGTGTGCCGCATAATATCTAATGGGGACCGGAAGAGTACCACGTTTAGATATGTCTATAAACCGCTGTGTGCGTGTCTCTTCTAAGGTACTTTTAGTACCGAGCCTAGCTGCTATCAACGTTTGCACACGCTCGTCTTCATGTTCCTGTAATTCTTGAAACTCTTTATCAGACTTGGCAAACGCAAATGTTTCTTTCTCTGTCGTGGGACTGATCTTGACAGGTGGCGTGACACCTAACCCAGACAGCAACTCCGCGAACTTGGCATTACTCATTAAGTCTTTTCTGTCAGTGATGTTGGCATCAACCATCAACTTGTCTTTGCGATCCCGCACATCCTCTAGGTGCATCTCAAGCATGCCCATATCCAACTCTAAGCTAGGCTCCGTAAACATGCGTAGCGTTGCGTCTATGATATCTAACTCTTGTTCAGGGAACTTGGCTTTCATCTGCTGAAAAATAGCGTAAGTCAGGTCCACGTCCTTCTTACAGTACCCTGCGTAGGCGGTCAGTTCTTTCTCGGTAAAATCGGCTAGGCGTTTGTCCTTCGCCATGATAACTTCGGTGCCTTTTTCCCCGACACCGTAACGCTCCGACACGTTCTTCAAGGATACGCTTTGCTCTGTACCATGCAACGCTCTCGCCATGCACAACGTGTCGAGTAAGAATTTAGGTTTGATATTATAACGCCAGCTCAGGATGGCTCCGTCAAACATCATGTTGTGAGCCAGTACATGCGTGTTGCCCCAATCAACAGATGCC